AGAATGCTGATAGTTTCAGACATACCAGTAAGTCTATTTTTACACCATAATGTTATCTTCCTAGTTAAATGTGAGGCTTTACATACCTCGGTTATTAAATATACCCAACTCCTCATTTTCACATGAGTTAACCATTCGGTAGAGGAGCTGAGTAGTATCTTAGTGCTTGTTACATTACTATCTATCATTATCCTTTAAATGTGGGAAGACGATTACGTTGATAGAACCACTTTTTGCAAACAAACACTAAGACTGCGGAGTGTATAATTTGAAGTTTATAATACACTGGTATAAGCATTAAAAAAGAAAAGCAATACTTATTATGCAAGGATTTGTTAAAGGGGACATACCAAGACATCCCCCTCACAAACACACACTATCCTACTATAACTCTATTGAAAAGAACTTAGCCAACAGATCAGAGTTATCATCAGCAGGAACAAATACCTCACGAGAAACAGTATAAGTACGAGAGTTCTCAAACTCATTACCAATCTCAGCAGGAACAGCCTCCTCGAACTTGAGATGCTTAGCCATGCCAGATAACATCAGCTTAGCCTTAGTTACATTGGACTGCTTATCACTACATGTAACCCAGATACTATGAGAGGCCTCTGAAGCTGTCTCAATTACGTCATTGGATACATCCTCAGTAAGGGAATTCCATTTCAACAAAACATCGGCCTTTGCATTAGCAGGTTTCTTAGCCATAAAAGTAAAAGTCATAAAGACTCCTTAATTTAAATGAAAGCTTAATTGCTCTCTAAAACTAACAGGGGGAGAGCCAAGGCTAAGGTGTACAACGTAGGAAAGAGATGTGGTGGGAAACCAAAATCTCAACCAAAAAAGAGGGGCATAGGGCCTTCGGTCGGGGGGGTGCACTTACCATATATTACCCACACTCACTCTTGAATAATTTTTTTATAATTTTTTAACATTTACGGTAGATGTGCCGAAAGTCTATTTTTTATTTTCCTTTATGATTATAGAGAAATGGAGCGAAGAATTGAAGCAGTTTATAGAAGTAGAAGCTACAGAAAGTGATATTGAGTCTATGGCATTTCAGCTTGATTATGATGCAGCTTTAAAAGAAATAGAAGAAAGGCAAACAGGCTGGGCATATGTCGAAGATGTAACGCAAATTAATAAAATATTACAAAAAGATTAATTAACCCTTGACATTCAGCACTAAAATTCGCTTTTTTAACTTAATAAGTATATACTTAATAAGTTTAACTAATTATATAGTATATATACTTATTAAGTAATGGACTTCCTTTCTAGAAGATTGAAGATAAATAATTGGAATGAAGTAGTATACCCAATTATGACAAAACAAGAGGCAGATGAAAGGGAAGAAGATTACATATACTGGAAAGATGTAAAGCCCAATGAACTTGCTATATCCGACGATGGCTATGTTGCTGTATGTCTTAAACGAAAGAAATATAAAAACTCCATAGAAATTACGCTTCCCTACGGCAGAATGTGGGTTAACTCAACATCAAAATTATTATACGAACCTCATCGAAATACAGGCCAATATAGTCAAAGTGGAACTAGGACATGGCAAGAGAGAGAAAGCTCCTTACAGCGTACAAAAAACGCTGTAAAAGTATATGTTAATATGATGCTTGGGTCAGGACAAATAGACTGGGAAAAGTTAGGTAATGTGTATCGTCCTGATCAGGAAAAACCCGACGTTACCGCCAAGAGATTATTTAAGCAAAAAAGGATTATAGGAATGGTAGACGAAAAAATACAAGAATACTTAAAAGATAGAAATTTAAATGAAGGTGATGTGCTGGATGTGATTGCTGATGCTATAAAAATAGCAAGGGGAAATGCTGATCCTTCAAATATGTTAAGAGGAGCAGAGCAGTATGTGAAAATAATGGACATGCTTCCTAACAAAACGCAGAAAACAGAAACTCTTCAAATTGATGTCACAAAAAAGATCTTAGATGAAATAGCGACAGAAGAAACTCGTCAATTAAAGATAGAGCAAAAAACAGAGGACGTAGGAACAGAATGAAAATAATATTAGAAAAAGATGAAGTAATTGAAAAAAGTAGATATATCCTTAAACATTTTATTGTAGAGGCTTCAGAAAAAGATTCAAAGAAAATTGAGTCCTTTGCAAATGTTTTAGTAGCCGTCGCAGAAGACATGGGACTAAAAGCTTATGAAGATGACACTCAATATTTGATTGGGAAAGACTATTAGTGGACGAAAAAGCTAAAAAGGATATTCTCCTACGATTAAAAGATGATATGATGATGTTTGGGAAGATTTGTATTCCTAATATGTTTTCTGCTAAGTCTCCAGACTTCCACTATGACCTTACAAAGCATATTGGTAACCTGGAGAATAAGCAAATAAACATTGTTGCCCCTCGTGGACACGCTAAAAGCTCTATTGTTGGCGGTATTCTTCCCATGCATCATTTGTTTTTTGGAGAAGGAAAGAAATTAATTGTTTTGGTCTCTCGAACTCAAGACCATGCTGTAAAATTATTAGGATTAATAAAAGATACGCTTGATTATAGCCAGCAATGCAGAGAAATGTTTGGATATTGGGGACAACACTCAGCAAAAAGTTGGTCTAAAGCTGAAGTAGAGTTGAAAGATGGCTCTATGATTATTTGTAAAGGAACAGGTCAGCAGTTGCGAGGAATTAAAATAGGAAACCAACGTCCTAGTCTAATAATTGTGGACGATCCTGAAGACGAAAACAACACAAAGACCTCTGAAGCAATGGAAGGCAATCTTAGATGGTTGCTCCAATCAGCTGTTCCCTCATTAGACCCTCGAAAAGGCAGAATAATCATTGTTGGTACTCCGCAGCATCAACGCTGCCTCGTAGAAACGTTAAAAGATATGAAGGGATGGCTTAATTTGACGTACAAGCCAGATTTTGACAAAGGATTTGCTCTTTGGGAAGACTGGTGGTCTATTAAAAAACTTAAAGAAAAGAAAGCTGAGCTGGAATCTATTAATCGTTTGTCTGTTTTCTATCGAGAATACATGTGTGAGATTGTTGGAGACGAAGATCAGTTATTTCGGCTAGAAGATTTACGATATTACAAAGGGGATATTGAATTTGACGATGAAAATAATGCATATCTCAATTTAACAATTCCAAGTATTAAAAAAGTACCTATAAATATATTTACGGGGGTAGACCCAGCGTCCAGTACAAAACAGACTGCTGATTTCTCTGTTATTTTCAACCTTGGGGTTGACGCAGAGGGCAACAGATACGTCTTGCCATACTATAGACAGCGAGCTACCCCCTTAAATCTTGCAGAAGCCATTGTAGACAATTTTAAAAAGTTTAAATCGGAAAAAACTAGGATTGAAAGCGTTGGATACCAAGAAATGTTGCGAGAATATGTAATTAAACGCAGTGAAGAGGAAAAAATCTTTATTGCGGGTCTAAATATTAAAGAAAATCCTAGAAATGCAAAATCTAGAAGACTTGAGTCGCTTCAGCCCCTTTTTTCAAGAAAAAAAGTATTTATTATGGACACAATGCAAGATTTAAAAAATGAATTGTCTCTTTTTCCTCGTGGAAAACATGATGATTTGCTAGATGGCTTTTTTTACGCTAACAAAGGCTGTTATGAGCCTTACCATGAAATATCTGAAAAACAAAACGTTGGTAAAAGGATATTTAATAAGGCAAAAGATTGGATGACTGCATAATAGCTGTAGATGTTCCCAGCTAGTATTGGGGAATTTCCACACGCTTATGGAAAATAATGTACACGAAGAAGTCAAACAATCAGAAAAACTTTTAGACGAATACCAAGGACAGCGTAACGACTGGGCAATTCAAGCAGTTGAAGATGATGAGTTCCGTAACAATTCCCAATGGACTCCTGAACAGGCAAACGTACTAAAAGATAGAGCTCAATCCCCAATAGTAGACAATGTAATTCATCCTGCTGTTGAACAGGCGAAAGCTCTTTTAACCGCAAATAAACCAAAATTTCAATCTACAGGACGAGACGACAGTGATACTAAAATAGGAAAGCTGTTTTCAGATATTATGTCTTACATCTGGGATACGTCTAATGGTGGGGTAGAATTAAAACAAGTTATTGACGATTACTATGTCAAAGGCATGGGGGTAATGCAGGCTTACATCGATCCAATGAAAGATTTTGGAAGAGGGGAAGTTTGTTTTAAAAGTATTGATCCTCTAGATGTGTACATAGACCCTTCTTCACGAGATACTTTTTGTAGAGATGCAGCTAATATAATTGTAGCAAGAATATTTACAGAGTCTCAACTGGAGACAATGTACCCTTCTATTGCAGAAAAAGACGAAGAAGGTAATACTATTTTATC